ATTGTTGAAGTGCATTATTCATTCACTAAAGGAGAACTATAATGGGTGTTCAAAAATACACACAAATGATAGACAATAACGGCCAAACTGTTTCTGTTGAACTAGGCCGTGTAAACAGGTTTCTTGGAGAGGGTTGGACTACATTAGATCAACCTAAACCAGAAAAAAAGTCACCACGCAGAGGTAGTAAGAATAAAATTACTGCCAAAGCCCATGTGACTTCAAATGTTGTTGAAGAAGCAACGGTAGAAGAAGAAGTTCATGTGCATGATGAAAATTGTGACCATGAGTTAGATCAAATGATCACTGAAGCAGACGCTTTAGAAAACAACGAAATGTCAACAAAGGAGAACTAGACTATGGCAACATTTACTGGAGAAAACGGTAAGGTAGATATCACAGCTGAAGATTCAGCTGGTTTTACAACTGTAGCTGAAGTTCGTTCTTGGACAGTGGAGCACACGAAAGATGTTATTGAAGACACAGTAATGGGCGACGCGGCAAGAACTTACAAAAGCGGCTTACATCAATTTACGGGATCAATGGAAGTTGTGTATGATTCACTTCATACAGGTGCAACTGACGCATTTGATGCCTCAAATGATGGAGCATTAACGGTAGAATTCTACCCAGACGCGGCAACAGGTCAAAAATTCAGCGGAAGTGTATTGGTAACAAGTGTATCAAGAACATCTTCTTATGATGACCTTGTTACTGCAACTGTAAACTTCCAAGGTAGCGGCGCACTTACAATTAGTGCTGTGTAATTGGAATGATACAGATTAGGTTACTAGGAACCAAAGAGGTGGTGAGAGAACTTGAAAAAGAAAAAGATCTTTTCATTGCCAGATTGGCACAAGATACATTGGAGGTCGCAAGACAAAAAACTCCAATTGATAAAGGACAAGCAAGACGCGGCTGGCGCCTAGAAACACTTTTCAAACAGAAACGTGTTGTCAACCGTGTTCCCTACGCTGTCCACTTAGAAGAGGGCCATTCAAAACAAGCACCAAATGGTATATTAGGGCCTACCATGCGGGAGATATCAACAAGGAGATATAATACATGAGTAATGTAATGAGCAACATCACAGGTCACTTTAAAGAAAAGTTATCAGGTGGATTAAACAAGATGTCAGTTCCAGAATGGAAAACTGATATCTATTATAAAGGTGCATACCCTTTTGCAATTGAAAGCAAAATTATTGCACTACAACAAAAAGGACAGACTGTTGAAGCATTAGTTGAAAGTCTAATTTTAAAAGCATTGGATCCAGAAGGAAAACCAATGTTTGGTAAGTTTGACAAAGCAACATTAATGAATGAAGCAGACCCTGCCACTTTGTTAAGAGTTTGTGCAGAGTTAAACAATGCAACTTCTGATTATGAGGAAGTAGCAAAAAACTAAAAGAGGACACTGAACTGCAACTAATAATAAGAGTTGCAGAGACCTTGCACAAAAGTATAGAAGAAGTTATACAAACTGTCAGTGTCCTGGAACTAAGAATGTGGTATGAATGGTTCGTGCTACAACAGGATAAAAGTAAGGAGACTATAGGTGGCAACGCAAACAATAGAAATCCGCGCCGTAGATAAGACACAGGCTACGCTTGGTAAAGTCAATAGAAGCCTTGGCAATATTGATAAAAAAGCCAAAAACATTGGTGTATCGTTTGGTCAAATTGCCGCTCTAGCAGGAAGTGTTTTTGCAGGTTTAGGTTTGGCAAAGACAGCCGCAAGTCTTGTAAGAACAGGTAAGGAATTAGAAAATCTTAATGTAAGATTAAAGTTCTTATTTGGTAGTGCAACAGAAGGTGGCAAAGCATTTGACGAGATGGCAAAGTTTGCCGCTGAAGTTCCCTTTAGTTTAGAAGAAATCCAAAAAGGTGCAGGTGTTCTAAGTGTAGTCAGCAAAGATGCTGAAGAACTTAGTGACATTATGCGTATCACAGGTAATGTGGCGGCTGTCACAGGACTTGATTTTAAAACAGCTTCAGAACAAGTTCAAAGATCATTAAGTGCTGGTATAGCCAGTGCTGATTTGTTTAGAGAAAAAGGCGTTAGAGATATGCTTGGTTTCTCAGCTGGTGCAACAGTATCAGCAGAAGAAACTGCGGCGGCTTTTGAAAGAGTATTTGGGCCAGGCGGTAAGTTTGCAGGAGCAACGGATGCTCTAGCAGGCACATTGGAAGGAACACTTTCAATGATTGGTGATAAAGTATTCACCTTTAAGAAAACATTATTAGAAGCAGGTTTGTTTGATGCCTTAAAAATACAATTCTCAGAATTTGATAAACTGTTAGGCGAGAACGCCACAGCAATTAATAATGTTGCCGCAATCATAGGTGACAAATTAGGATTTGCTGTTTTCCAAGCGGCTGATTTTATTAAAGGTCTAAACATCAATATGCAGGATCTAGTAATTGGTGCCAAAATAGCGGCGGCAGTATTAGGTGGTGCAGGATTAATTGCAGTTCTCAAAGGTGTAACAGGCGGAGTTAAAAGTCTAACACTTGCAATGGCAAGAAACCCTCTAGGGTTGTTAGCAGTAGCGGCCGCAAGTTTAATCACATACCTAAGTATGGAAAATGGTCTAGGCAGAACTATTGCACAGGTTAGTGCAGTAATGAGAACACTTGGCGAAATTGCAAGTAGTGTTGCAAAGTTCTTTCAAAATCAATTAGGCAAAGTTTTAGATTTCTTAACAGGTGTATTTGACGGTTTCATTGATAGTGTAATCAGTGGTTATAATGCTATTGCTGAATTTATACCATTCTTAGACAAAGTAGAAACCAGCGGTGCTAGAGTAAGAGAAAGTATTAAGAGTCTTGCTGTTGAAGGATTTGAAGTAGTTAAAACAGCAGTAGGTGATACTGCTGATGCAGTAATTGAATATGTAAACACTAACGAACTTGCAAGTGGGGCAATGGCAGAAGCCAAAGCAATGCTAGAGTCTTTGACTAGTAGTTGGCAAGAAGCAGGAATAACATATGACGAAGCTAGTGCGGCACAGAGAAAACAATATGATGAATCACTTGAAACTGCAAAAGCATTACAACAACAAAAAGATAAAGTTTTAGAATTAGCACAAGCACAAAGCAAAGCCGCAGAAACATCTAGAGAATTAGAATCACAGTTTGTTAAACAAGCTGAGGCAATGATCAAAGCAAGTTCAAATCTTAGTGACGCAATGGTTGCCAAAGAAGTTGAAAACTTAAACAAGATTGCACAAACGGCAATCAAAATACAAGAAAATAATCTAGCAGATAAGAAATTAACTGAAGAAGAATTTGCACAGAGTAAACTTGCTATTGAACAACAGCTACAAGAAGAAATAACAAAATTACAACAAAACTCACTTAAACGTCAAGACGAAATGTATATGGCAAGTCTTGAAAAACGCCTAGCTCAAAGTCAAGGTGCTATTGCAACTGAGATGAGTGCTAAGGATAAAGAATTCCTAGCAAGAAAAGGTCAGGAAGAAAAAACTGCGGCAATTACAAAAAATAGAATTGAGTTTGAAAAGAAATCAGAATTAGAAAAAACACAGTTTGGTATTGGTCAAGCTAAGAACTTCTTTAGTGCATTAGGGCAACAGAATAAAAAGTTCTTTGCGGCACAGAAGGCATTTGCTATTGCAGAAGCAATCATTAACACATACCAAGGTGCAACCAAGGCACTAGCGACATATCCACCACCGTTTAACTTTATTGCGGCGGCGGCAACTGTGGCGGCAGGTTTTGCTCAAGTATCAGCAATCAGAGCACAAACAGCACAACGAGGTGGAACAATTATTGGCGGACAACCAGCAGTAGTTGGAGAGGATGGAGCGGAACTTATTGTTCCTAAACAAAGTTCAACAGTTATACCAAGAGAAGTAGCAGAGGCGGTTGAGGGCTTAGGCGGCGGAAATGGTGGTGCTGTAAATGTTAATTTTAACATCACTACTGTTGACGCAAGAGACTTTGATCAACTGTTAGTTGAAAGAAGAGGAACTATTGTTGGCATTATTAATAATGCTATGAATCAACGTGGCAAAGCAGGAGTAACAGCATAATGGCCTACATAGGATACTTTCCTGTAAGTTTAGGATTTACAGGAGTTAATTTTAAACAACAAACAACAACTAAAAAAACTGTTACTGCAAGTGGTAGAACTATTAGAGCAACCAATGCAACAACACTATGGCAAGGAACACTAAGTTTTCCTGCAACAACACCTGCAGAATTTAAAGCAATTCAGGCATTTGTTGCAAGATGTCAAGGTAGTCTAAATGAGTTTGATATTATTATGCCAACTGTTAGTGATACTGTAAGTGGTTATCCAAGTCAAGTTACTTTTCCAAGTGCAGACGCGGCGGCTGGTGCAAACGCTATCACAGTAACATCAGATCAAACAAGTGCAACAATTTTAAAAGCAGGTGATTTAATTCGCTTTCATAACCATGCAAAAGTATACATGGTTGATTCAGATGTAGCAACAGATGGTGCAGGTGCGGCAACAATTAATTTTCAACCAAGTTTAGTTACAGCAGTTGACAGTGATAGTGCAGGTGAACCTATTGTTGTAAACCAAGTTCCGTTTAGAATGATTATTTCAACGGACTTACAAGAGTATGGTTATAATAACCAAGGGTTTGTAAATTTTGAAATAGATGTTCAGGAAGTATACTAATGGCAAGACTAACAGGGTCAAATACCAATAATGCGTTAGCAAGAAACGCCGTTGTCAGTTATCTATTATTAGATATCAACGGCACTTACTATACAGACGCACCCTATGACATTGTTTACGACAGCAAAACTTATCTTGCACAAGGTATTTTTTTAAGTATTACAACTGCTAATGAAACTAGCGACCTAACTATTACAAGTATTACAATCAATCTCAGTGCTTTAGACTCATCTACGGTTTCAACATTTGCTGTGAGCACTATTATCAACAAGGATGTTGTAGTGCATAGAGCACTTGTAGATCAAACAGACAACAGCGTAATTGATGACAGCACAGGTGACGGACCTATACTAATTTTCCAAGGTAGAGTTAGTGGCTATCAAATTTCAGACAGTGACACAACTGCAGGCTTGGCACTACAAGTTGACAGTTTATTTTCAAACTTTGAAAAAGTTACTTGTCGCAGAACAAACTTACAAAACTTTCAAAGAGAATTTTCAACAGATTTTAGTATGGAATATTCACATGAAGCTCTGTCAGATATAAGATGGGGTAAAGTTTAATGATTAGATTTTTTGAACCTCAAGATATTAATGGGTTGGTTAGACTAGCAAGATACCACAG